GACGAACCTTATATGTATTTAAAAGTAGGTTATCAAAAGATGTTCCATTAACTAAGGCTTGTTTAGCAATATCTTTAATATAGGATAAATCACTATTGTCAAGAATGCCACGACCAGTTACACCACCAGAACCATTAGCACGAATAAGTGCTTGAATGTAATCTAATTTATTCTTAAAACGTGAATCTGGAGATGCAGAAGTTCTCCACTGTTGTACCTGAGCAGCCATAGTACGCGCCCATGCTTGCGGGTCTGCTACCTGAGATTTTAACTCAAATGAACCTTCCCCATTTATGGATGTTCCACCAACTGTTGACTGATACTGAGGAATACCTTGGTCTTTAGTAATACCACCAGATACATTAGATGATGTAGCATCAGCAATAGTAGGTTGCTTCTTTGTAACAACTGGAGGATTTTTAACCTCTGGATTTGCAGGAGGAGTTTTATTTGGCTCTGCTGTAGGAGTAGGCGTAACATATGGAGTTTGTCCGCCAGGATTTGCAGCATTTTGTGCTGCATTATCTTTAGCCTTTTGGGCAGCAACTGCAGTATTATAATTAACACGAAGTTTGCTAAGAATACGGTCAGGAACTTTGCCACTTCTACCTTGACTCTGCTTTACAGCAGCAACATATTCATTAAAATTATTAAATGCAGTTGGGTCTAAATCTGCTTTACGCTTATTAAGGTCTGCTTCTGCTTGAGCATGTTGGATGTCAAGTGAATTTTTTTGAGCCATTTTACCCTTCTACCTTTAATTGTCCAGCAAATACTCCATAGTACATACGTGAAAATGCAGGATTATGAACCATAAGTTGAGTTGCATACTTATCTAGACTACGTGCAACATCTGCACCGTATCCAGTTTTACCACCTAAACTAGGTGATGCACTAGTACGCATTTCTTGTAAGAATTTATATTCAGACATATAAGCATCATAGAATGCTTTAGTCTCAGGATATACAGGAGATTCTTTGAATGCTGGGTCTTGTAAAGCCTTACCAACGTTAGCAATCTTCTCTTGTGCTCCACCAATTTTAGTATCTAGAACTGGAGGAGAACCACCAAATTGATTGTTAAGGTCAATAATCTTTTGTGAATACCAGTAATCGCTATACCCGAATGCTGCCTGTTGAGCAGAGATTTGAGACTTAGCCATCTGATAAACAACGTTTTCAGCCTGTGCTGCAAGTTCCTCAGTACTTAATATACGACGACGACCAGTAACCTTCTGCCAGTTATAGTAGGCAGTAGCCGCTTCCCCACCAGGGAAGAAGTATGGAACGATGTCACCAGTTGAAGTAGCATATTTATCTGCAGCATCTGGATGGTTATTTAGGAATGACCAAGCATCTCCAGTACCACGAACTGCACGAGTAGAACCACCAATAATTGCTAGGATATTCTTAGCACCAAAAGTATCAGCGAACTCACCTACAGATGCCCAGTAATCTCCTGGATGCTTCTGTGCAATTGAATCCCATGCCTGGTACATAAGGGCTTGAGTGCGAAGTTTGCCATCTTTATCTTTAGCAAAAACTTCTTGAGTTGGAGTTGCAGGAGCAATTGATTGGAACAATGCTTGCATTAATCCAGTCCAACGTGAAATGCCACGAGCATCGTTAAATAACTTTGTTCGTTGAGCATCAGTTGCTAATGGATTATCTCCATAATCACCACTAGATGCAAGGTATGAAGCCCAGTCCTTAACGCCAGCATCTACTGATTTATTATCATTTAATAGACCAAAGAATACAGACTTCTTCATCCATGATGGTAGAACCATATCTTCAAGAGTCTGTGGTTCACCAAATGGGAAGATAATCTTACGTACTGCATCCCACTCAGGTCCTAGTGCACGAGATGCACCAGTTGCCTTGTAGATTAATTGTCCACCTACACCAATACCTGGAATCATAGGATTCACAGCACCAGCAGCAAGGTTAAGAGATTGAACTGGAGCAGTTAACTGCAATGGAGATGATGCCCCAATGTTCTGTCCAACCATTGCACCAATAACACTACCTGCTAGTGGATAACGGAAACGCTCTTGTCCGTATTCATCCTTATAGAAGAATCCTTGATTCTCATCATACTTAACACCAGTTAGGTCATAGATTGCGCTAGAACCTGGTTTAGTTAATGCTTGATAAGCACGTCCTAGTTTATAGAACTGTACTGGATTGTCTTTAAGTAGTTGTCCCCACTTATGAAGTGTATTGAATTGAGCCTGTGCGAAAGGAAATATTAAACGTAATCCATTAGCATATTGGCGTTGCTTTGCTGCATCATAGAATAGATTCTTAGTATATTCAGATGCTTTCTTAGCAGCCATGCTATTAAGAGTATCAATTCCTATAGCATTATCTACAATCTTGCCAGCCTCACGAGCCTTTAGTTCTTGTCCAATGGCTTTTAGAGTAGGGTGACCACGAAGAGAAATACGCTTACCATTTACAGTTAATGGAGCAAGAGCCTTCTCAGCCTCTAGTTTAAGTTTATTAAGTGCCTCATCAGATGCCATAGTAACATATCTTCCGATATGGTCCCAATAAGACATACGATATTCAGGTGCAAAGTTAACTACGTTTTCAATCTTTGTTGAAATATCAAAGAACTTGTCTACGGCTTTATTCAAGAAAGCCATATCTTGTGCACCAAATCGCTTGTCTCTAGCGTGAATAACCTGAGAACCAGTCATCTTCTCTTTTGGAAGGAGTTCTGCGAGTCTACGCTTTAGAGCAAAGTCCTCATCAGCAAAATCTGCAATGTTGCCTAGTTTCTTATATTGTGGTAGAGATACTTCTTTACCATCAATTAGAGCCTTACCATCAGCAAGTAGTTGCTTTATTGAGTTAGCGTATTCGCCATCACCAGCAACGTTGTTAATAGCACGAGCAACCGAACCAGTACTGTTAGTATCAAAGAGATAAGTCCTTATGTTCTCTGGAATAAAGTTTTCTTTTGCTAGATTATAGCCAGTCACCTTGTCTTTAGTAACATTACGTAGGAATAACTTGGCAAAATTACCAGATTCTACGCCATTACGTCCACCCTCAATAAGAGATTTCAGAACACCAGCAAACTTAGGGTCATTTCCCTCAATTAGTTTGGCTACAAAAGCATCTTGGTCTAGATTATCTAGTAATGCTCGAGATACTAATGGAATTAGTTTATCTGAATGGAATCTAACTAGGGTATTAGTCAATGCCAAGTGGTATGCTTGGTTATCATTAGCAATAACCTCATAGATTTTACCTACGAATGCATATCTTGGGTCATTTGAGTTATGGCTCTTGCCAATAAAGTCAAGTACATTCTGTACAGACTCTGCAGCAGCAGCGTTTAACTCTAAATCTTTACCTACTAGACGATTGCCTAGGATATCATTTGAATATCTAGCATTCTTTGCTAACCATTTCTGCCAAGATTTGCCAGTTGGGTCAGCACCAATCATAGCAATGTATGATAATGGGTGATTAAATAGTGATTCGTGACCTGAGAAATACTGACGGAACTGCATTTCACCAACGTTACGGATGATATAGGATGCTCTAAATGCTAATTGAGCAGTTCTCCAACGGTCTCCAATTTCAGTACTGAATACTTCAAGTGCTTTTTTACTACCATGAGTGATAGCATTATCTTGATACTTAGAGATTAGATTCTTAATGTCTCTAGTATCTGGAAGTTTAATAACATCATCTAAGAATTGATACTCAAAGATAGCCCGGTCTGCACCAAATGCAAATTCTTCACCATTAGTAAGGGCTAAACTAGGTAGTTCTCCCTTAGCAAACTTCTCTGGGAAGTATGCTTTGATGATAGCATTCTCGCGACCTGTTGCTCTAAAGGCATCACGAATTGCCTCAGCCACTTGTGTATTCTCTGGAACAAGTTTTTGAGCAATTGCTACTTGAGCATTTTCTAATGCATTAAAGACTACGCTAGAACGTTGTTCTCCAACAGTAGTCTTAGAAATCTTATTAATTGTAGAATTGATAACATCCTCAGATATACCAGCAGAAGACATCCAATCTTCAACACCATTGATTAATCTATCTAGGTTATCTAATGGTAGAACAGTTTGACGTGTAAAGTATCGACCAAATCCACGTTCAGTTTCTTCAAGTTTCTTCAATCCCCATGAAAGATACTTGTCAATTGGTGCTGCCAACTTGTAGTTAGTATTAACTGAGTTTAATAAAGCATTTCCCTTTAGGGCTAATGAGCGATATACAGTTGGGTCTGATGTAGGAGCAGATAGGTGCTTTAGGAAGATAGATAGAACTTCATCCTTAGTAGTAGCATCTACTAACTGTTGAGTCATTTCTGCATCTAATTTACGTCCAAATAAACGATGTAGACGAGCAAAGTCTGTTTCTTTAGCAACAATGTCAGCAATCTGACCAAATCGCTTACCTAATACGTAAGATGCTGCTTTTTGTAGGTCTCTTCTTACAGAGCCACCAAAAGTATCAATCATTCCTACTTCTGCTCTATGGAATTCCTTAAAGTAATCTTTTTCAGCAATTTGAGTCTCTAAATCCATTAACTTTGCTAAATGAGCATTCTCAGGAGCATTAATCATCTGCTTAACAAGTTCAGGGTCTTGAGCGGCATAGTCACGAAGGATTGAAATATCATTAATATTCTTATCGATATTATCCTTGGCTAATTTAGCAGAGTCAAATGCTGCTTGAGAATCAGCAACTGCCTTATCACCCTGTTGTAGATTATTCAAAAGTTTGGCTAATGACTCATCGCTAATACGAGGTAGTGGATTATTAGCAAATACATCGCTCATTGATACTAAACGAGCACCCATCTTATCACCATTGGTAACTACAACGCCACCAGTTTTGCCAAAGATAGAACGTACGTTTGAGTATGCATCTGCTTTCCAGATATTCTGAATACCATCAGTTACAATCTGTGCTAGGTGCTCATTGCCAGTAGCATTTGCACGAGCAATAATACTTGCTAGAGTTTCTGAACCATCTCCGAAAATTAGATTATCTACAGAAGCCTTTACTGCAGATGAACCAACTGGAGTATTCGTAATAAAGTCAGCAATTGCACCACGAGTTACTTCTGGAAGAGAAGTATCTACTGATGCATCATAAAGATTCTTAAATAGTTGAGCACGCTTATCTGTCTCAAGAGCACGCTCTTTTAAAGCAGTATCTGCATAAGTCTTATTTAAGTCTACTACATCTAGTGGCTTATCAACTGCAGCAACATATTCCTTATAGGAATGAGTTCCAATATGCAATTGTCCAGGAGTAGGAACTTCATCAAAGTAAATTCCAGTAAATACTCCACCGCTGTTATCATAGTCAGATGAAAGACGAGAAAGTTTCTCTACGGTATCAGATTGCTTTCCATCCTTGATGATATTAGATACCATCTGACCAATGGATTGTTTATCAGTAAGGGCTGCAATATCTGCAGAACCTTCAATAGTCTTAGTACCCTTAACTCCAAGAGTTACAAGTTTTTCAGCCTTAGAAAGGGTAGAGGCAGCAACTGATTGGTTAGTCTTCTGAATATTTTGTTCAGCCTTTAAATAATTATTATCTACAGTACGACGAACAACTTTTTCAGCACCAACACGTTGCTTGATTAAGGCTTTCTCTTCTTTTGTAGTTTGAGCAATTTCCTGAGCAGTTCTATCAGCCTCAAGTGCAGCCTTATAGTCCATTGCACTCTTTGCTGCGCTTTTAGCAGCAGCCAGTTCTTTACCACCACGAATAATCTTGGTGACAGAACCTGGTCCCACCCATGTTGAAGGGTCAGTTCCTACTGCAACAACTGCATCCACAATACCTGACATAACTTTGTATGCAGTAGTATTTGGATGCTCACCCAGTCCATTTAGAAGAGCACGTCCTAGTGTAAATGATTGTCCATTGATACGTCCGTATGCAGACATAGCCTTGGCTTGTGCTGCACCAACTTTAGATTCTGGAGCAATAAAGAAACCAGAACCTGTATCAACTGGTCCTTTGCCTGCAATTGCACCTGCGGTAGAACCAATTAGTTGTCCTAATGTAGTTGAACCTAGTACATCTGCACCGAAATTTACTTTGCTACCCTCACCATGTGAAGCAGCATACAAATCACGACCTACGGCTGTAATCATTTCTTTTGGATATTGCAATGCTGCAAATCCAACACGTGCTGCTGCTTTTGCTGGTCTATAGATTGGATTGTAAACTAAAGCATTCCAAACGTTCTCAGCGAATCCACGATTCTTTTGAGCAGTAGAAGAAATATTTTTTACGTTGTTTAAATCTTGTTTTAATTGAGCAATACCATCAGCAGAAATATACTTCTCTACATTTGGGTAGTCAGCATTAAGACCCATCTTTGCACCACTAAGCAAGAAGTCTTTACTTGCATTAGGAAATTTACTTGCTAAAGAATCAAAGTTATGCTGGATATTAGGGTCAAGTCCAGCAACGGCAGCATTAACGTGGTCTGGCATACTTGCTGCAACTGGGTCTTGGTCAAATAAACTTGTATATTTGTAATGATTCCAGTTGATTGCTAACTGATTCAGTGAAGGGTCGGTAATTTGGTCTTGTGCCATTAACGACCTTCTTGAATAAATGCTTCTAGTAGTCTACGATTCTGTGGAGTAGGATTAGCAACATACATAGCACGAGCAAGAACACCAAGTTGGTCAGGACCAGTAATAGATTGATTTAATACTTCTGAACCTGCACCAGGAGTTCCATAGTCAACACCATCTGTAAATTGTCCTGTACCAGGAGCAAACATATCAACCATATTTGCATTTGTTGGAGCAGTTGGAGTAGGTGCTTCTGTTGGTGCTGTAGTTGTAGGAGCACCTTGAGATAATGATGAAAGTTCTTTATTTACACCATAGCCTGCGCCAGGAGCATTTTGAATTTTTGCTTCACGATTAATCTTACCTAAGCGAGAAGAAAGATTTTGGTCTGTACGCTTTGCGTCAGCCCCTACGCCAGATACAATCTCAGCCATTAGTCCTCATCTTCCTCATCCATAAAATTCTTAATTTCTTCCTCATTAGGTATTTTAAAATTTACCCAATCAGGATATGATGTCTTATCTACAATAAGACCCATAGCCACGTCTGATTTAAAACCAGCACGCATTAATGCATTGTAATATTCATTTAGCCAAATGCAGTACATCTCCAGTTGATTATATTCTGGAGTATCTACAGTAACAACTCGTCTAGGAGCCTTTGGCTTCCGTTTCCTAGGAGTTGCCATATTAACCTCTCAGTTGCGCTAAGATATCTTGTAGACTTGGTTGACCACCTTGTGGTCCTTGTGGTGGTTGTCCTGGCTGTGTAGGGACTCCAACGGGAGACATTCCAGGAACATTAGGGGACTGGGGAGTCTGCTCAACTGGTGTCTGTGTTTGTCCCATTGGAGTCGTCTGTGACTGCACTGGTGCAGTTTGCTCCTTTGGAGTAAACACTGCAAGTGCAGCAGCCTCTATACTATCCCCCTTGCGACGTCTATCAATTACATCAGCAATATTTTTAATTAGACCAGATGGGTCTTGCCCTTGCGTTACCATCTGTGGGATGGCTTGTGCAGATGCTGTTATCGCTGCTGTGAGATTGTTTCGCATTTTCTCTATTTCTATCCGTTGTTCTTCCAATGTAACGTTAACGCTCCAAGGAAGTTCGCGACGGATAAAATCTTTAGAAACTAAATCTGCGCCTAATGCTTGTAGAGAGAAGATTAGCGCGCGTGATGGGTCAAGACCAGCCATAAGTCCATAACGAACTTCTACTGAGTAATCACCCTTAATATCTCTTGATGGAATATATGATAGTTCGTAAGGTGTACCTTGTGCAATACCACGAACTGTCTTCTTCTCATCAAATAATTTTTCATCCATTTCAAAGCAAAGGCTAACAACATCTTCCAGCACTTCTGCAAGAATTGTTTGACCTGCCTTAATTTGGGAATCAAAGCCACCTAGTAGGGCTTGTACACCTTGACCAGTAATGATGTTAGCGTTGATATTACCAGTACGTCCTTCTGGATAACGAGACCCTAGACGTAATTCAGATTGTAGAGCAGATTGCTCTTGGAATACTGATGGTGGAATATCTAACTTAACACGTTGTACACCTGCTGGATTCTCAGTTCTAATAACTGCATCTGGTCCATAAGGAATTTCTAGGACATCACCAGGAACAACAATAGGAGATTGGATTGACTTTTCAGCCGCTTCCATTGCTAGGTTAGCAAAACGAGCACGTGCTAGTTGTACATAGACAACATCATCAAATTGTCCACGTGTCTCATTATCAATACCAGGACGGCGAGCAACGCGTGCTAGCATCTTTCCTAGTGGATTTCTTACTTGGCTTAAAACTAAGTTGCTACGTGCTGGGATAAATAGAACTGTTTGTTCTTTATCCATATAGCGAACAATTTCAACTGGACGATTAGTATCACTCTTCCAGCCATTCTCACCTAGAATCTGAGAAGCAAGTTCTGGATAACTATTTGCTAGGTCTCCAACAGACTTCTCATAACGCTTGGTGAAAGATATCAACTGTCCGAATCTATCAAACTCAGGATATGAACCTAATGAATCCTCAATACGAATTTTAGGAGTATTGTTCTCTAGGTCAGGTTCTACGATGAATGTAGTAAAACCATATGTGAAGTACCAGTCAGAACCCCAGTACATCTGAGATTGTAGACGTGATGTGTAAATGTAGTTATTAGCAATCATACTGCGCTTATCAGCAAAGTTTCTAGCATTGTCACTAGATACGTTTGTAGTAGAGCAGTTAATTGATGGAAGTGGTGCTAGAACTTCTGCAAGGTCACGGGCTGAAACATCAATGAAGTTTGCAGCCATTGAAGCATCGAGACCTTCTGGGAAGATATCTGGGAATGCTGCAACCATATTGCCCTTACGGACTTGGCGCATAATCTCCATGCGTCCATCGCGTTCAAAGTTCTTATCTTTAAGTTGCTGAACTTTGCGCGCAATTACTTCGATATCTAGCACAATGTTTCCTATTCGTAATGTCCAAAGTCTCGATTGTCCAAGTTAACGACATCTCGACCACTCAATTGTCTTGGTGTAGCCCATCTGTTATGTATGTAAGTTTGCTTTATGGTTCCGCCAAGTATTACTTCGCGTGCTCTTAGTTCACAGAACCAGAGTGCCATAACGCAGTCTGTCTTACCTTTAGTATCAGGCTTCCAAGTAATCAATTGCTGTACTAAAGCCTTAATCCCCTCAGAACCTTCCTGTGAAGGAAGTTCTAATAGGTTATCATCTTGGTGCACACCATCACGTACTGTGCCAAATAGCCCAGACATCGCTGCTACACCAAATGAAGCATCCCATTTGTTCTTGCCAGTAAACTGACTAGAGAACTTAACACCCTTGTTTGCTAGATAATCACGTAGGTCAGTATCTAACGCGTATGCCTTTTGATGGGCATTGATTTCAATTCTTAGTTCATTAGGTTGATATTTATCTACCCAAGTCTCAATAAGGTTTTGAATCTTCTGAGGTGTAGGGTCTTTCATATTCTCAACGTCTAATACGTACCGTCTTTTAGCAAATCTATCTACTGTCATAATAACAGCAGCAGTATTACCACTCATAGCAGGGTCTAGACCCATAATGGTATAACCTGATTTTAATTCTTTTGGATGTCCTGGTACACCAGGCTTTAAAGGACCACGCTTTCGCATACCCATAATGGAGCCTTGCACTGCAGCAGGTTGGAAGATGGAATCAGATTGAACATCTTCTTGCTGGTAAACTAGAGCCCAGGCACTGGCAGATACTTCACTGCGTCTTCTAAAGAGAGCAGGTCCATCCCACTTAGGATATAAGCCATTCTCATCAGGTTCAATCTTCTCATCTGAACCTTCCCAAGGTATATGGGACTTGGGCCATATTGTGCGCCACTTAGTAGGGTCATCATTATACTCGAGAACCGCTGGCATAGCAAAATATGTAAATGGAGATTTGCCACCAGACCAATGTTCAGGTTGGCGTATCTCTCGGTATAAGTCTTGGGCAGCAATACGTGTGCCTACAATCAGCAACTTACCTACATCACCAAGACGTGTGATAACATCTCGTTGTAGCCAGAGAAGTTGCTTCTCCCATTCATGAGCGTTGGCTGTAGTCACAACGTCATCAAGGATAATCAAATCTGAACGGGCACCTGTAATCTGACCACCAACACCTAGTGCTTGGACAGTAGGGTCCTTTTCAGTGGAGTCACGGGCGATATAAATTCTATCAGCCTTCCAGGAATCAGCATCCTCTTTCCAGCCACCAGATGAACCATAGATGGCTTGCATCTTAGCCCAGCGTTCATGGCTCAAGCGTTGCTTGATAGAGTAAAGATATTCCTTGGCTCTTTCCTGAGTCTTAGATACGATGGTAATCTTGACATTAGGATTCATCGCTATTCGGTACACACAGTAGTTCACAGTGATAACTGTAGACTTAGCGTGCTCAGGGGGTACGTTTACTAAAAGTCTCTTAGGGCTGGCTGGCTCATAGGTCATAGCCTCATCTAGCCAGGAAGGTTCTTTGCCTTCTAGGACATCAATCCAGGAACGGTGATGTGGAAAGATTGGGCTATCAAGAAAGTCTCTTGAGAACTCCTCAAAGCCAATATTGAACTTACCATCACCATGTACTACAGAGAGTACCTTCTGTCCCTCAGCCTTAGCCTTCTCAAGGGAAGCCATGAACTTGACATCTTTGCGCCAGTCCTTCATGACCTCTGGACGTCTGCCAACCTTAATGATAGCATCAGTGGTCTGTAAGCCTTGGGCTACAAACTCTAGAACTTTCTTCTGTGCTTCTCTAAGTTGCTTAACTTTATAATTCTCTTCACCGCGTTCGGCTACCATTTAACACCACCTTAAATCCCCCTTATCGCTCGGCTCATAAAGAGCCTCGCTACCCCCTCGAGGCAAGCCATTAAAGGCTTGCTTACTACTGGATAAAACTCGCTATCAACTAACCGCTCGTTTTATACCTACACTATATACTAACCCGTTCAAATATACAAAAGCGAACGCTATGTAGTGAAAATTCTTTAATATTGGTATAATATG